TTTGTTTGTTCATCATCAAAATCAGGTATGTTTTCCAATGCATCTTTTAATGATTTTTGATACTTCGCTTGGGTATTTTTTGCATTTAGCTCTCTTATGTCTTTCTGGTACTCAAGATCTTCAAGCTGTTCTTCAAGATCATCAAGCTTGTCTTTAGAATGGGATTTGTTTTGCAAAGACTCTTTAACATCTTTTATCTTATCCTCAAGGTCTTCAATAGCTTTCTGAGAAAAAGAGTCTATGGATTTCTCCAGACTCTTTAAGATTGCACCTTTATCTTTGTCTGCTTTCTGTTCTTGCTCTTGAAACCTCTTCTTAAGCTTATCTTTCCTGCTGCTCTCTTGCTTCTTTAAAGTAGTATCTATGGCATTTGCATCTTCAGAATGTGTTTCAGCTAGGGTGTCTACATCTACAATATCTTCTATGGTAGTGTCTTCTGGTAAATCTTTCTCTTTTTTAAGACTTTTGACAACTTTCTCACCCTTCTCGACTACTTTCTTTTTTACCTTTTTAGCATACTGTTTTTTCTTCTTAGGCTCTGCTGTCTTTAAAGGTTCTTCAACTCCATCTTTTTTCAATGTGTCCTGAGCATCAAAAAGTAAGGCCAAAGACTCTCTTAAGGTTCTCTGCTCAACCAGAGACATATCGCTGGTCTTTTTACCTTTCGCTATTCTTTCAAGAAGATCTACTTGTTCTTCATTTAGGCCACTAGTATCCACTGAACCTTCTTCTTGACCTTCAGACCTGACTTTGGAGAGGGCTTTCTGGAGGTCTTGTTGGGCTTGAGGTACTTTCCTATTGTATGCAGTACTAAAAGAGATCTCCTTATTGTTCTCGGGGTCTTTATATTTTTTATCCTTTAAGGACTCTCTAGCTTTTTGAAGAATTTCTTTATCTTCAGCTCTCTTTCTAAGAGCTTCAGATGTTTTATCCAGCAAAGTTTTAGAGACTCTTAGCTCTTTTAGTATATGATCAAACATATCAACACCATCTTTTAAGAATGTTCCTAGCCATCTTATGGTCTCTGCGAGACAAATCCCTGTCTCCACCATCGCCTCTGCCTGTACCCTCTAAATCTTGATCTGGCATTTCATACCTATTTTTTCGAAGGTCTTTTCGAGGTGGCTTTTTTGTAGGGTTTTTTCTAACAAGAGACTCTATTTTCTCTTCCTCAACCTCTGTTGTGGTTTTTGTTGAAAAAAAAAGCCGACCTTTATAGACAGAACAGATGTGACTTCTTGTACTTGCCATTTTTCTAACATCAAAACAAATAGGGGCAAAGTCTTTTCGGATTGCCCTGAGTCCTTGTGCAAGCTCTAGATAGCTATCATCACCATCATTATCTAACCAATGAGCTTGCATATCTCTCATAGTCTGGGCTTTGCCATCCAAGTATTCACCATATTCAAATGTTTTGTCTAAGGAGACTGCTTCTTCAAAAAGAGCTTCTATTGTTAAAAAATGTTTTCGGATACAGTCAGGACATCTTTTTCGAGGGTGGTTCAAATGGTCTTCTAGTAGAGCCATTTGTTTAGTAATCTCCCTTAGATTGTATAAGGGACTCATGATAGGCAACAAACCCATATCTTTCTCATTACTCATTGACCACCTCCTTTTTTTCTTGGTTTAGATATAAACAAAATATAAATATACTAACCAAGTAAACAAAGGAGAATAAGATATGATTCTAGGACTAGACCCATCACTAAGAAACTTTGGCTGGACTCTTATTTCTGATGAGGGTGCGTTCATGGACAAAGGAACTATGAAAACAGATACCTCAACACTGTTTGTTAAAAGATATATAGATTTAAGAGATGGTTTAATGGAGATTATTAAAACACTCAGAAGCAATCACCCTACAGAAACATTAAGAGTAGGGATAGAGTCTCCAATCTTTAATGACTTGTATTCAGAGGGTATGTATGGATTGTTTTTATACAGCAATGAAGCCCTTATGCTTGAAAAGGTAGACACAGTTTATCTCTCACCCAATCAAGTTAAAGCCCATGCTGCAGATTTCCTCAATCGACCAAAAGGCTGGAAGATGGGTAAAGCAGACATGGTAGATGCAGCAAAGCAAGCAACTGAAGGCCAAGGTGCTAAAAGATGGAACAATCACCAAGCAGATGCTTTCTGGGTTGCTAGAGCCTCTGCCAGATTTTGGTTATTCATTGAGGGTGGGATAGAAAAGGAAGACCTTACACCCTTAGAGAAGAAACACTTCACCGACTTTGAAAGATATGTGCGTGGGAAGAAAGCAGGTAAAGTGAAGCGTAAGGGTATAACTCACAAAGAGAATGACAGATTCTTTAAGTGGTCAGAGACTTAGTTGAAGCTTACTCTTTGGAAAATAACTTCAAGCAAGTCTTCTACTTCAGACTTAGAGTATGCGTTCCCTTTAACATTAACATCGAACACACCTTTGTCATCCATATCAGTTTCTGAAACCATGAATCCAGATAAAGAAAACCCATTAGGTGTGTAGGTAGTATTAAACTTTACTCTAAGACCTTTCTTCTTAATATCAGAAGCAAGTTTCTTCATAGACTTTATAAAGTCTAAAAAGCCCATGTTCTTTCTTAGGTTTCTCTTACGAAGTTTCTTATGGTGGACAGAGATAAACCATGTAAAGTCATCTATCGGATCTAAGCCCTCATCTACATTAGATCTTATCTCTTCTATTATATCTTTGACTTTAGGGTCACTTGCTTTTTGAATCGCTTCTTCAAAGTGGCCTGCCAAAAGAGGATAGAACCATCTCTGGTCTTCAAGAATAGCAGACCTTCTAACAAGGTTCTCTAGTTCTGCTTCTCTTTTTTCTACTTCTTCTAATATTTTCTGTGCAAAAGATGAAAGCTTTAACATGATTCTCTCCTAATACTTAAGGTCTAAGCCTAGTTTCCCATCTGTATTAGGAGTCTTACAGCAAACTCCAACTAGAAGAGAGATAGCTCCACCTGTTTTAGCTAATAGAGCAACATCTCCATCATTACAAAGCAGACCATTTTCTGAAACCTTTAAGTTTTCATTAAGTTGGTAGTTCGCAGGAATGGTTCTATTACCTTGACCATCAAGATTGAATCTTTCATATTGGGTAAATAAGAATCTACCCCCACCCATAACCATTGTTAGGACAGCAGCACCAGAAGCAGAAGCTAGAGGCCCTGTTTGCTGATATGAGGTAAAGTTTCTATATGTGCTTTGTCTAGCATTTGAATAGTCTTCACTGCCATACATGAGGAATCCAGTAGCATACACACCATCAGAAAGAGCTACTGTATATTCAGATGCTGTATTTTCTTCTTCGACATATTTAACCCAGACACCTGCTTTCCAACCTGTGTTTCTTAATGAAGCACCTGCTGTCACAGGGCTTCTATCTCCATGTTTCATTACTTGAAGATCTTCTGATGTGATATTTAATTCGTTAGACATGACTTATCTCCTATACTTAGACTTCTTTTTCATTACTTCTTTGATGGCCTTGAGTTTCTCTCTTTTGGAGACTTCTTCTCTCTCATTAGCCTTTTCAACAAGATCTTTTTCCTTACCTTCGGCCAAAGATGCTGGTGGTGGTTCTGAACCTTTTGGTTTTTGAACAGGTACTTTTTCTTCTGTCTCAATAACCAATTGATTTAAAGTAGAGAACTCTGACCCACCTGGCTTCTTCTTTATCTCGGAAGGAGTTGGTGGAGCGACAAGAGCTTCGCTTCTCATAAGTAAGGGAGATTTAGGCCCTACATCATGAGTTGCATTCTGAGCAACTTCCAGATCGTTAGAGATAGCTTCTGACTCTGCGAACTCTCTAACGTTCTTTTTAAGAGGGTTATCAAAGAATGCAGATTCTTCTGAAGCTGCTTCTAATTTAGCAACCCTCAGAAAAAGGTTTCTTAATTTTCTTTCTAACATTTTGGATCACTCCTAGTTAATCTTAAACTAAGAATGATCCTTTAATAAAGAAAGTATTAGCTACCCTGTACTGTGAAAGTAAATTGGATATATAGAAGTGGGTAAACAGGCTTGTAGAAAACTTCAACATTCAACTGAGTTGGGTCAGTTGCATCTCTCGACACTGAAAGACCTGTGTAAGTTGAAATGATTTGATCTCTTACAAGTTGCTTAAAGAAAGCGTTTAATCTACCCTCTATTTGCTGAATCACTTGAGGTACGAACTTAACCCCTACATAGCGTGAAAGTAAGTTCCTAGAGCGAATCTGAACGTCATCTGCAATCTGGATAACAGTAGGAGTCTTTGTAAGAACAGAAGTCATGTTTGTAGTTAAGCCATGTCTTACCTTAATGCCATCAGCTCTTTGAGAAAGAACTGTAACACCTGCATTTGCAGTTGCATTTGCATCTACCTCGTCAAGTAGACGAGCAAGTGAAGAAATACCTGCAATAGAACGACCTGTCCAAGGAGTAGCACTATCAATAGAAGGATTGCTTGTTGCTAAAGCTGTTGCAACAGCAACATACTCACCACCGACAAGAATTGTTTGAGTGATACCATTTCCATCTACATAAGAAACGTTTGCAAGGTCTGGATAGACAATACAGATTCTTGTGTTGTTTGCAGATTGTGCTAGAGACTGTACTTCTCTAGGTTGTGTTCCAGCTCTTACACCCAAAACAGCTCTACGCTCTGAACGATAACGCAAAGAGGACTGAATGTCACAGTGGTTAGAGATTGCAGAAACAATCGCTGTAGTGGCTGGGTACAAAGGAACAATAACAGATGGTGTCAATCCTGGAACAATCACCCTCAAGGTCTTGGATTGCTTGAACCACTTGATCTTCACTTAAGCTTGACTCTCCTGCTTCAAGTTGAACTTGCTTACAGGCTATTGCAGTTGCACCATTTGAGAAAGCTAACAAAGCACCAAGACTCAAAGAGTTATTTGGGCTGATCTCACCATAGGTTGAAATGACATCTGCAAGACTAGAGAAGGTACGAGTATTAAACTCAGTACGAATTCTAGTAAAGTCAACATAATAAACCTGACCTAAGTTTGGCTCATTACCTTCTTTATTAAAAACTTCAACCAATGCAGTATCACCAATAGAAGTATCTAAAGTGTTAGATACAATCAATGAAACACCTGGAATAGCTGGAGTCGGGATATTCGCATTAGATGTGAAGACAGTACCTACCTTGAAACTAATCTGTGCATCTGCACCTGTAGGATAATCAATACCACCTTCTCTCTCAAGTAAAGTAAAGGTTAAGCCTGTCACTTCATCTATATATGTTTGACCAATGATACCATCTGCACCAACAGCATCATTTAGTCGAGAGGTGTTTGCAGAACCAGAACCTTGTGCATTGTCTGAAGTAACAACAAATCCTTGATATGCTTCCTCACCTACTGCACCAGAGCCTACAACAAGCTTAAGACCATTGCCCTTAGTTGTTGCAATTCTTCCACCAGTGACTTCAAGGATAGATGAATTTCCTGTAGAAAGACTCTCAAATCCAACATACTCTCTGCCAACTTGATTCTTGAACACATATGCAACAGCTTTGTCTGCATAATAACCAACAGCAGCATTTGCTTGTGGCTCTGTTGAGAACAAAGAGGTAGAGAAATTAGCTTTAGCTTCAGAATGACTCATAAGAGAAGAAACAACAGCTTTAGCACTTACACCCACAGCAGAGACAGAATCTCCCTCTGTGACACCAAATGCACTGTTCCCTGTGCCTGCACCAACTTTAATGTAAGAGCTGATGTTTGCATTAGCATTTACAATGCGAATACCAGCACCCTCAATATGTGCAGTAGCACTTCCAGCCAAGTCTCCAGAAATGTCTGTTAGGATATCTGTAATTGAAGTCAGATTACCTTGAGCAGTAGCATCATTTAGAGTGATGTTGATAGTCTGACCATCAATCTCTAAAGATAGAGTGTTGTTCTGGTCATTGCCTGTGCTGTAAAGAGTCTTTGCAGGTATACCATCGCCATCAACTTCTGACCAACCGAGTCTCAAAAGAATACTTGGAGCATCTACTACTGATGTTCTTACTGAAGGAACTACTGTTCCAACTTCAAAACCAGCATCCTCTACTCTTGTACCTTGATCAATTGAAACACCAAGGTCAGAAACAGGATAGTAAGAATTACCAACCACAGTTCTGCCCTTAAGGATGAGTCTATCTCTAAGCTCTCCAGAGGTAAGGGTTGTTCTTGAGAAAGCTGCTACAGGAAGATATCCGAACTTAGTCTGAGTACCATTTCCATTTGTAGTGTTATTTTCAGTATCATAGTCAATACCAGCAATTGTTAAGAACGAGGTATCTGTATCTGAAATAAACTCAATGAAGCCATAAGTATCATTCAGATTAGGAAGCGAGTCCAATGAGAAAGTCAATCTACTCAAGCTATCTACACCACAGGTTAAGCTTAACCCTGTGAAGTCTGCATTTGCATTTACAATATCATTTGCGATTGCATTCGTGATAGCTGTAGATACAGCATTAGCAAGATCTGTTTGACTTAAATACACAGCAGCTTGGATAGTAGCAGTAGCAACACTTGAACCATTGCTATCACCTACATATCTGAACTTGAAAGAGGCATAGGTGTTGGCTTTAGCTTCCCAAGCACCAAATGCTGACATTGAAGTGTAAACAGGTGCTTCTGCATCAGCAACAGTATTGATTGCAGAAACCCAATCTTCTACATCATCACCAACACCATTAATTGAAGCCTCTGCAAATGTAATACCATCAACAGTAAGAGTCATAGCTCTTGTTAAAGCTGTTGCACCATAGTTGGTATTGTTAGATGCAGCATCATAAGGAAGAACCCCACCGACAACTGTTGTAATATTACCATTTCTACCAGCACCCATTGGGGCAGAAAAATCAACAGTAGTTGCTTGAAGATCAATTTCCATCGCTAAGGTGTCAGAAGAACCTTGAATTAGGAAGTAGTCACCAAAGCCTTCAGAGAAGAAAAATGCAGGTGTTTCATCATAGTTTCTGATTTCAACAGTCACATTCTCTGAAACAGGAGTTCCATCAGCAATCCTAGCACCAGATCTTGCTTCAGATCCAGAAGGGAATGTTAAAGTAACTTCTTGAAGATCTACACCCTTACTCTCCAAATCAACACTATAGAAGGTTCTAGTAGGAGATGAAAGAGAATATGTACCAATGCCAGAAGCACCAACACTCTCTACCTCCACAACATAAGCTGAAGTGCCAAAGCTGTCTTGGATGTTTGAGTAGTAGAAGCTTGCAAAAACCTTATGGTTTGTTGGAACTGCTGAGGATAGAACCACTTGTGAATTTACAGGGTCTACTTTAACAACTGTGGCAGGACTTCTCTCCAAAGCATCTGCTAAAGAAACCCCAGTTCTTACTTCAACGAGATCTGTTCTTCTAGTTGGTTTACCTAAACCTGAACCATCTACAGGTTGGAAAGGAAGCTTGAAAGTATTTGAGAGAACTCGAGGTGGGATAGTTGTTGTTGAAACAGAAGAACATTCAACAAGATATGCTTTCTCATCTCTTAAAGAAGAACTGATTTGATTGCTTCCGAAAGCAACTTCACCCTCTTGAATTGAACCAGCAGATACCACAGAAGCAGATCCCCAGACAATTCGATCCTCTGAAAGAACAAAGTCAACATCTTGAACAAACAAAGATGGTCCACCACCACCAGAAGCAACTAAAGAAACTCTGTCGATAGAGGTAATGTCTCTGCCTGGAATGTAATCAAACTGATCTTGGAATGTATTGTGGTAGTAATCAACCTCAATGCTTGAGTCTACTACAGGAGCTAGAGCTAAAGTAATAGATCCATTTGCACCATCGACAGAAGCAGGTGTCACTTCAACACCATTAACTCGGATAGTGACAAGTGATGTGTCGGTAGTGACCACACCACCATTGCTTCCATCTACAATAGGTCCATATTGAGTGTAGAAAGTACGATTACGAGCTGTTCCTGTTTGGTTGTTATAAACACCAACAGAGAAATTCGCTGTACCATTACCTACAAGAATAGAACCTTTTGCAGTAAGGAT